GTTTTGTATTCAAAATCAGCAGAACGTATTAATACTATTCGTCCAACAGTTGGCGCATCCATGTTTGATGACCAGCAAGATAATTCCGAAGGGGAAAAATAATGTGTAACAGAACTTTATGTAAAGGTGCAGAGGCAGCTCTACCCACAACAACTGGTGCCGCAACTAGTTTTACTCAAGCAACTGTTGTTCGTTTAGTAAATACTCATACTTCCAACCATTTAGTAACTGTTGTAGAAACTCAAAGTGGAGACGTGGTTGGTTCTTTTACTTTACCAACAGGTGCAGTTGAATATCTTGAGAAAAATCCAACTCAGTGTGTGTTTGCCGCAAATGCTGGTGTATTGGGATCAAAAGTAGGATTTACAGGTTAATAAAAATGAAACTTATCACAGAAGAAATTTCAAACGTAAAAATTATTACCGAGGGTAAAGGTTCTAATAAGAAACTTTATATTGAAGGAGTTTTCTTGCAAGGTAATCTCAAAAATCGTAATGGGAGAATGTATCCTATGGAGACTCTTTCTCGTGAAGTAAGTAGATATAATGAAGCATTCGTCCAAAAGGGACGTGCTCTTGGAGAACTTGGACACCCCGATGGTCCTACCGTAAATCTTGATCGTGTTTCTCATAAGATTACTTCACTCACTCAAGAGGGTAGTAATTTTAGAGGTAAGGCACAAATCCTCAATACTCCTATGGGTAAAATTGCATCTTCACTTTTAGATGAAGGTGTGATGCTTGGAGTTTCTTCTCGTGGTGTTGGTTCATTAAAAGAAGATCGTGGTGGTATGAAAGTTGTTGGTGAAGATTTCATGTTAGCAACTGCTGCTGATATCGTTGCAGATCCTTCTGCACCTGATGCTTTTGTATCAGGAATTATGGAAGGAAAAGAGTGGGTTTGGGAAGGAGGAATTCTTCGTGAGCAACTCGCAGAAAGAACTCAGAAAAGAATTAACACTCTCGTTGACCAAAAAGTTCTCGAAGAGCATAAGTTGAATTTGTTTAAAGAATTCTTATCAAATCTTTAAATTATAAATAAATATAGATTAATACAAAATCTAATAAAGTCAAATGTCCGTTGGTAGAAATTTACAAGAAATGGAAAACGTAGTAACCAAAGGAGCTGCTGCATCTGAACCAATGTCAAAGGCAGGAAGCAATGCTTCCGGTGTTTCTACACCAGGCCAAACTGGCAATTGGGAAGATCTCGGTGGTCCTACTCCAGAAAACTATAAAGCAGACGACAACTCTGCTAAACTCGCAGAACCCAAAATCGCAACTGTCAAAGACATTGTGAATAAGGGTGCCAAGCCTGCTGAACCCATGCCTAAGGGTATGAAGGAAGAGGGGGAAGTTAAAGGCGAAGTAGTCGAAGAGGAAGAAACCACTGCATCTGCTGAAGAAGTAGTTGCTGAGGAAGAGACTTCTGAAGAAGAAGTTGTATCCGAAGAAGAAGTCGTCGAAGCAGAATATAACATCGAAGAAGATGTTGAAGCACTGCTTACTGGTGAAGAACTTTCTGAGGAATTTCAAGAGAAAGCACGTACAATTTTTGAAACTGCTATCAGGACAAAAGTTGCTGAAGTTCAAGAAGAACTGAAAGCACAATACGAAACAACTCTGGAAGAAGAAGTTTCTACTATTAAGGAAGAACTGACCGGTAGAGTTGATGCATACCTTGAGTATGTTGCCGAAGAGTGGATTTCTGAAAATCAACTCGCAGTCGAGCAAGGACTTAAGGCTGAAATGTCAGAATCATTCCTAACTGGAATGAGAAGTCTTTTTGAAGAACATTATGTAAACATCCCTGAAGAGAAATATGATGTAACTACCGCAATGGTAGAGAAATTAGATGAAATGGAAGATAAACTCAACGAGCAAATTAAATCAAATATTGCTCTCAATCAAAGATTAGCTGAGTCGGTTGCCGACGTAATCTTCTCCGATGTCTGTGAAGGTCTCGCACTTTCTCAGAAGGATAAGCTCGCTTCTCTTGCCGAAAATGTTGAGTTTGATAGTGAAAACACCTATCGTGAGAAACTGGTTACTCTGAGAAAGTCTTATTTCCCAGAAAATGCCGGATCTCAAAGAGACGACTCAGAGAATATTTCCGAGAGTTCCGAATCCATTGCACAACCAGTAACTGGTTTAATGGAATCTTATCTCGATACTCTGACTAGAGTTTCTAAAAAGTGATTTTTTAATTATAAATCAAACTAAAATTTTTAACAAGGTAAATTCAAATGCAAGGTTTCAATGCTGAACACCTTCAGGAGAAGTGGGCACCTATCCTCAATCATGAGGGTCTTGGAGGCATCGATGATGCTCATAAGAGAATGGTTACCGCAGTTCTTCTGGAGAACCAAGAAAAGATGCTTAGTGAGGAGCGTGAGTTCCTTTCAGAAGCAGCTCCTACAAACTCCGTTGCAAACGGTGGAGTTTCTAACTTCGACCCCGTTCTGATCTCATTGATCAGACGCGCAATGCCTAACCTGGTCGCATATGACCTCGCAGGCGTTCAACCGATGAACGGTCCTACTGGACTGATCTTCGCAATGCGTTCCCGTTACTCCAGTCAGTCTGGATCAGAAGCACTCTTCGACGAAGCAAACACCGGATTCTCTAACAGTGGACTCGGTTTTGACGGCACTAACTCTTATGTTGCTGGACAGGAAGCTAACGTTGGTTTAGGAACTACTGGAAATCAGACTGGATCCAATCCAGGACTTCTGAGCCCAACTGCTCAAACCCAAACCGGATATAACGTCGGTCAGGGCATGTCTACAGCAAACTCCGAAGATCTTGGAGATGGTGTAACATTCAACGAAATGGCATTCTCGATTGAGAAAGTCACTGTTACTGCTAAGTCCAGAGCTCTGAAAGCAGAGTATTCACTGGAACTGGCACAAGACCTTAAGGCAATTCATGGTTTGAATGCTGAGGCTGAACTTGCAAATATTCTCTCCACAGAGATTCTTGCTGAGATCAACCGTGAAGTCATCAGAACCATCTATAAGGTTGCTAAACCCGGTGCTCAACAGAATGTTGCAACTTCAGGAACATTTGACCTCGACGTTGACTCCAACGGTCGTTGGTCTGTTGAGAAGTTCAAAGGTCTTATTTTCCAAATCGAGCGTGATGCAAACGCAATCGCACAAGAGACTCGTAGAGGAAAGGGCAACATGATTCTGTGTTCCGCAGACGTTGCTTCCGCACTGACCATGGCTGGTGTACTTGATTACACCCCTGCACTCAATGCAAACCTGAACGTTGATGACACTGGTAACACCTTCGCAGGTGTACTTCAAGGTAAGTATCGTGTATACATCGATCCTTATTCTGGTGGTTCTAATCCTGGCGCTTCTGGTGGTCAGTACTACGTTGCAGGTTATAAAGGTTCTTCACCTTATGACGCAGGTCTGTTCTACTGCCCTTACGTTCCTCTTCAGATGGTTCGTGCAGTTGGAGAGAACACCTTCCAGCCTAAAATTGGATTCAAGACCCGTTATGGTCTTGTTGCTAACCCCTTCGCACAGGGCGAAACTGTTGGCGCTGGTGCTCTCACTGTTAATAGCAACTGCTACTACAGAAGAGTACGTGTTGAAAACCTTATGTGATCCACGGTTCACATATTTCTTACAGAGGGTCTTCGGACCCTCTTTTTTTTATCTAAATAAAAATAAAAACAATGGCAAGTGTTTTTGATGGTCAAATACAAAATAGAAATTTCTTATCACCTATAGGTTTCCAATTTATTTTGGAAAAATATAAGAAAGTTTCATTTTTTTCCAATGCCTTAAGAATACCTGACATTTCTTTGGGAACTACTATACAACAGACAAGATTTAAGGCAATAGAAGTTCCTGGAGATCAAGTTCAATATGGTGATTTTTCACTTAGATTTTTAGTTGACGAAAGTTTAGAAAATTATATTTTAATTCATCGATGGATAACTGGATTAGGATTTTCAGATACACATGACGATTTTAAAAATTTAGTTGTTGATGATACTGGTGTTGAAGATCCTTTAAAACAATTTAGTGATGGAACATTAAATATTTTAAATAGTAATTATAGTAGTGTTTGCAGAATTGTTTTTAACGATTTATTTCCAGTTTCTCTCTCATCATTAGAATTTGAAGCTTCAGATACTGATATTAATTATTTTACTGCTGAAGTTGTTTTTAAATACACAATCTATGATATAGTAGAATTGTAATCTCTATCTGCCTTTATATTATGAATTTGGAAGATATACAGGAAATGTGGGAAAAAGATTCTCAAATCGACCCTGATAACCTACATGATGAATCATTAAAAATTCCACAACTTCATTCGAAATATTATACCTTATACAATACCATCACTCTTTTAAGAGAAAAGGCAAGAGGAACTTATAATCGTGTGAAGTTAGAAAGATATAACTACTACACAGGAAAGGCAACAGCAGAGGTTTATGCCGAAGAACCATTTCCCTATAAGGTTAGAGATAAAGAAGCATTACAGAGGTATATGGATGCCGATGAGAAGTTAAATACTATTGATTTGAAAGTTCGTTATTATGATGTAATGCTTAAGTTCTTAGAAGAGATTATAAAGACAGTTTCGAATAGAACTTTCCAAATTAAAAACTCAATAGACTGGCACAAATTCCAATCAGGTTT